GCTAATTAAAATTCATCTAAATCATGAAAACAACGGCACTAATAGCGGCGTAAACCCCGTAACGGTTTTGCATGAACTTATCCATGCCGCCACGATGGGCATCATTGATACTGGGGAGCGCAGAGGCGCGGCAAATACCCGAATTAGCAAAGCGGTGGATGAGTTACGTTTAGTACGAAATGCCGTTGTTGGCCACCTTAATGAACGCCGCGAATCCGGTGCAGAACTTACTGAGTTTGAAAAGCGCATAAACATTGAAAATAATGCCTTAGAAGATAAAGACGAAATACTGGCATGGGCGCTTACGAGCCGGGACATGCAAGCGTATCTGGAATCTATCCCGTACAAAAACACAACCATGTGGGATAAGTTCACAACCCTGATCCGCGACATGTTAGGGCTACCTGCTAAGTTTGATACTGCCCTGAGCGAAGTGCTGCGTATTGGCGGCGAGTTGACTTCTTTTAAAGCCGATGAGTTAAATGTCCGAAACTCCATAGGGATGAAGTACGCCATGGGGCCAGACGTTGCCACTCGTGCAGCGGGAGTTGTCTATAAACCTACTACGGTAACCCAAGCAGTCAAACAAGCAACTTCAACCGCAGTTGCAGCAGTCAAGCCCCTGCAAGGTATTGGGGCCGTGGACAAGGTACGGACAATGGTTGTGGATAGGTTTGCTGCGGTATCCAACCGGCTGGCTGCACTATACGATGGCGCAGTGCGGGATGCAGCAGGAAAAACAAATGCCCTAGCCATAGCCCGCCAAGCTGAAGATGTGCAGAAAATGTTGCCATCGTTTTTTGAAGAAGGCGGCTTGCGTATCAACTCGGCTACAGGGCTTTATGAAACCTACAAACTGAAAGATGCCCCGCAGGACGTATACGTTCCCTTACAGAAATGGATTAAATCCAAGGGCCTTGATTTTGAAACCGGCTACGCGCAAGCCAGCACCATACTTGAGGGCATGCGTGTACATGAATTAGTCAAGCAAAACGCTGCTGGAGCCACAGATGCGCTTATCCACTGGCGTGATACCAACGGCAATATTGATACCGCCCGCATTGCACAGGCAGTAGCCGAATACAACGCAAGTCCTGACCTGAAGGAAATGACGCGCATCATGGACGCGCCACGTATTGAACTTATTAACCAGTTAGAAAAGGCTGGGCGGTTAACTGCCGAGGATGCAAAGTTCTACCGTGAAGCCATCAACTACGTCCCGTTTGACCGGCTATCTGAAATTGATGATAAATATTTTTCTGGGGCTAAACGTATATCGGGCCGAGGTCTCGCCCAATTAGGCAAGCTACCGGAACTTGTAGGTTCAGAAAACCGTCCTGTGGGTAATGTCGTTGACAACTACTTCAAAACAATGGGTTGGCTGGCGCAGCAGCTTGTTAAGCAAAACGCCAATACTGAACTGATTGGGGCTATGGGCGCGGTAGGCGCAGCCAAGTACATTGGGCCCTCCCAAAATGCTAGTAAGACTGGGTTCACCATACCGGTATTTCGCAATGGCGAGAAAGTGTTTTACGATGTACCCACGCAGTACGATGCGGCTGCGTTTATAGATGCCCCTCGGGTACCGCCCGCGTATATACGTCAGATGGCAAAGGCGTCTAAGCTACTTAGATTGCTTGTTACTGCCAACCCTGCGTTCGCAGTGGGTCAGGTGGCTACCGATATTCAGGGTGCCCTGCTTACCTCCGGTGTAAAGCATCCATTGTCATTTGCTGCGTCAGTCGTAGGTAATTTTGCACAGCTATCGTGGCATGAGCTTAAGAGCTTGGGTGCCGACCTGACTGGTAAAGATTCCAAAATGCACGATATGGAGCGGCAGTTTGGCCGTACCGGCTTGCATGGGGATGTTGATTACAACGCGCCTAGCCCAGCATCCACCTTGCTGTACGACTTGAACCTGCGTAAACGTACGCCCGTACAGTCAATTATTCACCGGCTTGAGAAGATTACCAACGGGTCTGACTTAGCAGTACGTAAAGCTGTGTACGACTACACGCTAAAAGAAACCAAGGACGAACTTCTTGCCAACACCCGCGCACGGGAACTGATTAACTTCCATCGTCGGGGTACGTCAGCAATTGTGCAAGATTTAATTACTACAGTGCCATTCTTGAATGCTGCGGCGCAAGGTACAGACCTACTGTATCGGGCTGCAACAGGTCGTGAGAACGCAATGGGCGTTGAGTCTGCGGCTGCACGTAAGATGTTCCTACAGCGCGTATCTATCTATGCAGCGGGAGCCCTAGCGTATGCCATGGCCAAGGCCGGGGACGATGAGTACGACAAGCTAAACCGCCGCACTCGGGACAATAACTGGATTCTCGGCAACGGTGTGAAGATACCAATTCGCGGCGACATTGCAGTTGTCAAGGTGGCTATCGAGAATGCAGTTGACTGGCAGCGTAGGCAGGGTACTAAGGAAGAACGCCAAGCATCGGAAGCTGTACTGTCTGTACTGAACTACGCACGGGAGCAGTACATCGGGCGCATAACCCCTATACCAATTGCTATCAAGCCGGTTGTTGAAGCGTTCTTTAACCACTCGACGCTCACAGGGCGCGAACTCATTGGTACCTACCAACAGGGGATGCTGCCTCACATGCAGGTCAGCAAGGGCACGTCCGAGTTGGCAAAAAACATGGCAGAGTACATGAGCAAAGAGTTTAATTACGAGGTTTCGCCCATCATCATTGACAATACCCTTAAGGGATACTTTGGTACGAGCGCCACTGCGGTAATGATGGTGACAGACTCCATGATGCACCCCAACCGGCCAGACCGCCCTATGCACCAGTGGATGCTGGTGAGTAATTTTGCCTACGATGCATCGCAGTTGACCAACCCCAAGGACGAGTTTTACGACTTACGGGCTAAGGTAATCCCGATACAGAACACACTTAATGACTTGGCTAAAACCGATGTTGCAAAGGCACGGGAGTTCATGCAAGAGCACAAAGAGGAACTGGCGCTATCTAAGGGTGTGCTGACTGGGCTCAAGCAGTTGTCTGATCTACGTAAGTACCGTAACTTTTTAGAAAGCCCGGAAGGCGAAAAGGCTATGCCTAAGGACAAACGTGAAGCGCAACTTGAAAAAGTGTTAGAGTTTGAAAACAAATCTGTAGAGTGGGTGCGGCAAGCCAAGACTATGGCCCATGCACGGTTTGCTAATTAAGGCACCAGACTCTTACCCCATACCTGCCATACTCCCTGCGGGTGTAGACCACAAAGTTGTATGGTAGATGCTCATAGGCTACCTCAAGTACTTCCTGTACTTGCTTGGGTGTAGCTACAGTAGGCAGGAAAAAGGAAGCGCCGGGTATCAGGCGTTTCCAATCAAGGAAGTATTCAACATCTAGTATGGTGAATACCTGCGGGGCTCTAGTAGCCTGAGGAATCATCCGTAAAGTGCAGTGGGTTAAGGCCCAGCGCCTTGGCATCAAACACATAGCAGCGCACCAAGATACCACTCATGCCGCCCAAGGCCCCGGCACCAATACGTGTCGGGTGTGACTTGCCACCGTGCTTCATGAATTGTGCCTTGTCTAGCCGGTACACCGCATCCTTAACGTCTACCTGTCGGTCAGAAAAGAACCTGCGGAACTCCGACACAGGAATAGCCATCTCTTGCGTGTCAGGGTAATACCGTAACCGCAGGGGGCCGTTAGGCTGCACTAGGGGAAGCTCAGGTGCCCCACTCTTGGATATGCTGTTAGCGACCAGTGCGTTGCGGACATTCTCGTTTACAAACGCTGCCAATGTTTCTTGGGCAATAACGTCCGCGTTACCTACACTAGCTTGGACGGTTGCAATGTTCGCGGTAATGAGTTCCAGTAGATACTTGTAGATACGTGCAACGTCGATATCGTGCAGGCCCAGCTTCTGTGCAATGTAAGCGCCCCCAATCATGCATGCGCCTGTGCAAGAGTAAAACCGATGGGTGCTGTCCAGTGACAAGTCATTGTCGATCTTCAGTTGGATTTGCAGGAGTAGGTCTAGGACTTCTTCTTTATTACGCAACACGTAGTCAATGAACACCGGCCCAGCTACCCCATAGTTGGTATTGAGCTTATTAAATACCGAGTCAATCTCTTCTTTGGTAGAGCCGGTATAGCGCGGTACAGATATCTCAATGGTACGTTTCAACTCACCATCGGCAGTGCTTTTCAACTGCTGTAACTTGTCAACGATAGAGGCATTGCCCGATGTGACTGTGAAGTTCTGCCACGTAGTATTGTTCACCCTTAGGGTGTTACTTTGTGATTCCATCCGGTGCCTACCCCGCCCGTTGGTAACGCCGTATGCCAAACTAGACAGGTTCTCAGGCTTCTCGTTGGTAATCTCGTCAATGGTGTACACAATGCTGTTCATCATCCCTAGCATGTGCATCTTGGACGCGTAGGTATCGTCCTGCTTCATCAGCAACTCGTCGGGATTACCGAATATTGAGTTGGCTACCATCTGCGCCGTAGACTTGCCCGAACCTGAGCCGTTATGTTTCAGATGAATCAACGCACCCTTGACGGTTTTGCCGCCGATAAACTTAAGTAAGGGTGAGCCAAACCCAGCAAACAAAGTCAGAGCATGGGGCTCTAGTCCGGGGCGGTCATAAAAGTTAACGATGCTCTTCCACTCAGCCAATGCGCCCATTGGTTTGAACGCAGCAGCAAGCTGCCTAGTACCGCTGGCAGGGGGAGCTAGCTTGGTGCCCTGCGCGGTGTATTCCAGTTCGCCAATCACAAACCCTGTACCGTCAGGTGTCCAGCCCATTTGGTTGCGGGTTTTGTTGGCCGCGTATTGCGACTGCAATTTACGAATCGTCGATGCAAAATAAGCCATAAGTACGTCCAATTGTTTACCATAAGCGACTACGCCATTTTTTACTAGTAGGTCACGCAGCTTGTCTTTGGTGAACAGGGTAGTTACCGGAGCGAAGAACCTGCGAACGCCATCGCGTTTCATGTGCAGGTTGATACCAACCATTTCCCCGTCACCGTTGCCGTGTTCGTCAGAGTCAAAGAACCGTTCTGTCAAGTACAGGTCATCACGATAGATTTCAACCTCCTGCTCATTGCCATCAGCATCACGCACCTTGCGGAACACCCCGCCGTTAATCCCGCGAAAGTATGGGAATGGGTACGCCGGTATGCTTAGTACGACTGCGGGAGATGACTCATCCTCAGGCTTCTCGATCATGTACTGATCGTCTATAACCTCAGACTCCTCCACAATCCGGCCAATTAGCAGGGGAGTAGATACCTTCTGTGTGCAGCCCTTACAGCGGTCAGGGTAGTTGTTGCGATACCAATCGCAGGTATAGGGGCCCTTGGTTTCGGCAGCTTTGGCTTCGGTGTTCTCGGGGGTATAGCCCGCGTACTGGTCAGAGAGCGTGTGTATCTCAGTGGCACCGTCCTCACAGCGCGTTGCAATGGACAAGGCTCCCCGCCATAGCGGCTCCTCCAAGGTAGCTGCGTTGTCTATTGCGTACTTAATCTGCGCACAGCCGTTGCCGGTAAGGCTTTGGATAACGATGCGTTTGAACTCGCACTTAGGGTATTCCCCGCCTACTAACTCACGGGTGGCATCGTCCATGCCAAACAACTTAGCCGAGGATAGGTCTGCCGGAGGTTCGGGCAGCAGTGCAGTAAATGTATCCAAGTCAGTCGCCTGCCCCTCGACCATAATCTGAACCGTACGTACAGTACCATTCTTGTAGTTGTTGGTGTCAGGTAAACGCAAGATACGGGCGCAGTCCGCAGTTACCGCTGGGTCGGCATGAAGGTTATGTTGTATACACAATTGCTTCAATGCCTTAGCGTGGACGCGCCAATCTTCTGCGGGCACATCCTCAGTCAGAGGCCAATATACGTGCAGCCCACCGCCCGAGTTAACAATGTAGGGCTCCGGTAGCGATGTGGCAACGAGGAATATCTTTAGGGCTTGCGCCGCTGCGGCTTGGTCGGCATAGGGTTTACCCGTACCGCAATCCAAGTCAAGGAAAAATGAACGCAGGTAGCTCGCGTTCTCAACTTTACGACTGGACGAATCTTGGAAGGACGCTAGTGCAAAGTATGCATCTACGCCTTTAGTAGATAGCGCGGAGCCAACCGCGTCTACGTCAGTTATTGTGTTGTGGAAATTCTGCCGGACAGTTCCAGCCCGAATTCCTACCGTGCAATACGTGCCTTTAATTGGCAGTACGGATGATAAAAAGTCAGTCACATAGCCTCACGGGGTAGCTGGAGAAGAAAAGGGCGGTAGGTCTCCCCACCGCCCCACCATTGGGATTACTTGCGCTTGTTAAGACGGGCTGTAATCTTTGGCATGGCCTCAAGCTGTTTAGAGCGCGGCACCGTTGTACCCATAAGCCAGTTGTAGACAGTCGCACGGGATACCCCAAACAAGTCCGCAAGTTCCGCTACGGGAATATCTTTGGAAATGCAAGTGATAGCCAACTGCCGCACTGCGGGGTTAACCGCAGCGCTCTCTACTCGGCGTATGAAATGGGTGGTGTGCCCTCTAGCAGCAGAAACCATTACTCATCCACCGACCAGTCGCTAAGGATGTCCGCCACGTTTTTCGCTGGCGTAGGTGCAGGTGCCGCAGCCGAGGCTTTAGGCCGCTTGGTTGGCTCGTCCATAGGCTTTGCTGGAGCTTCAGAGAATGCCGCAGGCAGCGCAGCTTGCGTAGTGTTCTCACGGCTTGGCACCATCTTGAACTCAATCGCTTGCTTGGCATCCTCAGTAGTGCTTTGGGCCTTAGCAATCTCCCACTCACCACGAGTCAGCGGACGCACAGCGCGGAACTTCATGACTGGCACAGCTTCGCTAGTGTCGAACCGGGCCTCAGTAACCAGTCCAGTAATCGGCAGGCCGTGACCTGACAAGAATTTACCAAACGCTTGCAGGGGCATCTTGTCGCCATCTGCCTTACCGAAGTAAGACTTAGCTGGAACCGACAGACGGTAGATATTACCGCCGATATCATTTTCCAACGCGACAGCCAGTCGCTTGCTGTAACGGCATGCACGAGCCTTGCCATCACCGGAGCCCTCGATATTCTTGGGGCAGGTAGCGCAGGTAGCGCTTTGTGGGTTAGTCACCTCTGCGTTAGGCACATTGCCTTCGGCAGACCAGCATGCTGGTTTGGCGTCCTTGCCTTCTTCGTACTTGCCTTCGTAGTATGTACGGGACACGCCCTTGCTAGTTGCAAGGATAACGAAGTTCATTGACCGATCTTCATTCTTGGCGACTTCCTCACCACCAACAACCATACGCCACACGCCTCCCTTAATAGAGATTTGCTTGCCGCCCGAGCTACCGGCAATGTCTTTGGTTGTGGAATCTGCGACATCGCGCAGGTAGTCAGGGAGGCTTTCGCCGGAAGAGAAAAGAGTTAAATTGCTCATAAAAAGTCCTTAAGTTATTTTGAAGCGCGACGAACGGTTATCGAGTACTTAGCCTCGACATTTACACCAGCAGGCATGAGGTCTGAGTTCTCTTTGATGAAATCCGAAAAGTTGCCTTGGTGGATTCGTCGCTCAAGAAGTTCAGGCACATCGTGCTCACGGATGAACTTGTACATACTGTCCCAATCGCTAGTCCAGTATCGGGACTTGATAGTCCGTGTGAAGGAGCCATGCGAAGTCTTACCCCCGTCTTGGCCTGTTGATTTGCAGATTTCCAGTAGCTCGTCAGCAACCATGCTTAGCTGTTCCTCAAGCGCTGAAATCTCTGCTTCCATCTGTTTTGTTTTTAGGTCTTTGGCGTCACGTATCTTGATGTAGACCGCAACAAGTTGGTCGGCATTTGCCATGTGTTACTCCGGTTGACTTACGTTGAATAGAAATGGAGTGGGGGTCGCCCACAATTGAAATTATACACTGTCTAACTTAGTCGTCAAGCACTTGTTTGTACAAATCGACTAAACCTTGGTGTAAATCTATGTTGCTTTGCAGCATAGCGTACATGCGCCGCTCGACGGGACTGCCTTGTAGGTGGGTCACCGTGACCTTGTTGGTCTGTCCCGCCCTGTGGGCACGGGAGTTGGCTTGCAAGTAAATCTCTGTAGATGATACAGGCCCCCACCACACAACTTGGTCTGCGCGGGTTAGGGTTATCCCGTGGGCCGTAGCCTGCGGACTGAGTAGAAGTATGCGGGGGTTGTCCTCGGTTTGGAACCGCTTGATGGCCTCGGCTCGCTGGGACGCAGGCATGCCGCCCTGTATGCTCTCTACCGAATAGCCCGCTTTGATTAGCTCATTGCGCAGCATCTCCAGCGTGTGCCGGTACGGGACGAACAGCAAAATTTTATTGTCGGTTCCCTCAATGACGGTCATGAGTTCTGCCAGTCGATTACTGACATCAAACTCAACCACGTTCCCATCATCCGTATAGACCGCACCTTGTGCTACTTGAAGTAGCTTGTTAAGCATAGCCGCTGCGTTTACGGCGGTAATTTCTGAGCCTGCTGCGATAGTCATCATTTGCTTTTTTAATGCGTCATAGTACTTAGCCTGCTGCGCTGTCAGTGGGATGTCACGGGTTGAATACAGCAGGTCAGGTAGGTCTAGGCACTCGGCTTTAGTGAAGCGTATTGCAGGCTGCAATATCTGATGGACTATCTGCTGGGCATCTTGGCGCGGTACCCACTTGTACTGGTTAATCTTTAGCATCACCTTATCTCTGAAGGCCCCCATGAACCGAGGCACTGAGTCGGGCGCAACCAGCTTGGCTAGGCCGTATGCGTCTATGGGTGATTGCGATGCAGGGGTGCCGGTCATGAGCCACAGTCGAGTGTTGGGTCGCACCAGTGCGGCAAGGGCTTTCCATCGGTCAGTAGTCACGCTCTTAACTGCATTGGCTTCGTCCACGATGATGAGGTCAAAGCCGCCTTCCATAAGCTCTTTGTTAACTACTTTTACCCCATCAAAATTTATGATGACGAACTCATAGCCTTTAGCAATCACAGCTTGGCGTTGCAGCCTTGAGCCTTGAGCGATAGCCACAGTGCGGTGCATGACTGTCTTGAATAAATCAGAGCGCCATGCAGTCTCCATGATGGACACAGGGCATACCACCAATACACGAGTTACTTTCCCTTGCGTCATCAAGTAGTCAGCCGCCCATGCAGCAGCGCCGGTCTTGCCTGTACCGGCCTCGTTGAACACAAAGCATCGTGGGTGTAGGGTTAGGAAGTCGGCAGTAGTTCGTTGATGGTCGAACGGGGTGAACATACCGGGCCATGAATACCGTCCCAATATGGGGCTAGGCACATCTTTGATGCCTAGATTGCGAAGCAGTTGCACTTCGTCAAAGCCCCAGTTAACCAGTACGCGGTCTACATCCCCTTGCTGTGCAATGACCTTGCTTTTGGGGATGAGTGCGGTTATCTGTTGGGACTTTCTTGTGTTGAAAAGCAGGGCTTTATTGTCGATAGTTTGCATGATAGGAACATTAGAAAAAACAAAAATAGCCGGGTAGTAAACTACCCGGCAAATCAAGGAGAGACAACATGCCGATTGCTCGGCAGGTAAATTCTAGCCTACTTCATCGTACCAGTTTTGGTACGGGCGAAACTTCTGTTAGCGGTCTGACTACGAGCCCTCAGATTACTTACCTTGGTGGATGCACCGCCCTTGCTTAGCGGTTTGATATGGTCTACGTCCACGTTGTCCGGCAATTTGCCGTTAGCTTTCTCATAGGCGCGGCGAGCCTTATGCCGTTCGGATTGTTTCTTAAGTTGTTCGGGAGTACCTTGATAGTTTGCGTACTCTTTCGCGTAGTTACGTTTAGTTGCCACGGTGATACTCACATGTAGATACTGGGCAGAATTTACACAGCGCAGAGCTACGGGGATTCCATACACCCACTACTACTGCTTGCTCAATTGCATCAGCCCTGCCCGCCCACTTCGACAGGATTGTTGCCAGTTCCGAGCGTTGGAACTCGGTCTTAATAATATCCCCAGCCACCACGAATAGCAACGCCCCTTTTACGAGGTCTACTTCCGGGTGATGGGTCATGACCATTGCAGCCATCAACTCAAGCTGGGCTACGTCAGCATACCGACTGCTCTTGCCGGTCTTGTAATCAACTACTCTTGCAACTCCACGCTCTCGGTTGATCGACAGGTAATCAGGAATTCCTCGGAACCATACGTCTTTATCAAAGAATTCGCATGGGGTGAAGTCAGCGCGGATTGCCATTCTTTCTTCACACCGGATTTCTCCGGTTGCTTTGGCGAGAGGTTCCACGAATGGCGCGTAGTGCGCAAGATGTTCAGGTAAGGGTTTGTTGTCACGTATACGTTCTTCAAAGGCTTTATGTACGGCGGTGCCGTACATGGTCGCTTCTGTGTCTTTTGATTTGAATTTTTTGAGGATACGAACCTCATGATACCTACGGGGACAACCTTCAAAATCTTTAACAGAAGAATAGGAGTGTGCAAGTGCCATGAGTTTCTCGCGTTTGTTTGTGCGGTTATATTCTACCTAAAAGAAACTCTATCCTTTTTCGACGTTCAGGCGTACGAAGGTTACGCAACGCCTTATGCTCAATCTGCCGGATGCGTTCACGAGTAAGTTTAAATATATTACCTACTTCTTCTAAGGTAAGTTCAGGGCAATTAAAACCAAACCGTAGCCGAAGTATTTTTGCTTGCCGTGGAGTTAACTCGTCTAGTAAGGTTCCGATTTCAACTACGGTCTGCTGTTCTGCCAACACCTCGTCCGGCGTAACAGGTGTATCAGGGTTCCATTTGGGCTGAGGTAACTCTGGTATGTCCGCATCATGAACCCACCCGTTTTGATAATAAGCAATTCTTAATTCAGAACTTGCCCCCGCCATAGTCCCATACGGCGTGTACCTACCTTTCTCCATACGCCCATACCGCGATCTTTTAACAGTCTCCATAACTAGCCCCCATCCCGGCTTCGCAAGCTAATGGTAAACCCGTAGCCCATGCTGGTTGCCATGACATACAGTCCACAACAAACTGTTTAGCTTCCTCGGCCTCTTCTATCGGAGCCACGCATGCCACCGCATCATGCACAGTCAGCACCACCTTGTATCGCTTGGAGATACGCAGCATCTGCTCAGCCACCACACACCGCGCTACCGCTTGGGTAAAGTTCTCCGCTATTTTCCCGCCGTAAATCTTGACCCGCTGGCCTTTGGAGTAGTACGACCACTCAGTGTTACCGTTAATCGTGGTCTGCGTTAAGTCGGGGTAATGTATATACAGCCCGTTAGGCAGCGTCATCCGGTTGTTAGGCATGGCATGGATAATCCCCACCGCGTCAATCTGTGCCCCATTACCCATAAACATCGCCCTAAGCGCATCCTGAGCCCGCTGCCATAACGCAGGGATACACGAGTATGTAGTTCGGTACGTATTAATAATACGCTTGGCCTCGGTCAAGTCCACCTCAACCCCTGCCACTGTCCGTAGGAATATCTGTAGCTTGTTAGGGCCAACCCCATACCCCGCACCTAGGATGACGGTCTTACCTACTTGGCGTTGGCTACCTGAGCCCGTGGTAACTTGGTCAACTGGTATGCCGTAGATGCTAGCTGCCATGATGCTATACACGTCCTGCTTATTGGCAAAGGCGTCCAGCAAGTCCTGCTGTCCAGCCAGCCACGCAAGGGTTCGCGCTTCAATCTGCGATGAGTCGCAGTCAATCACCACATGTCCGGGCGGTGCCATCATGGACTTCTTAATCTTGTTGGCGTTCTCCCCCCGTGCGGGCAGGTTCTGTAAGTTCACCGAGTCTTGTCCCGACCACCGACCTGAGTGCGCCCCGTAGTACCGCAGGGGTACAGGGAACGCGCCGCGCTGCGACATGCCTATGAATCGTTGGGTGCGTGTCTCCTCCAGCGTGGACTTGCTGCCTATACGGCATGCTGCCAGTGTCTGTACGCGCTCGTCAGGAAACTCCAGTAACGATGCAAACCCCTCGTCGCTCTTGGCAAACGCATAGGTCATGCGCCCCGTGGCCGGGCTTATCTTCATGGGCGGCTCTATGCGGAACGTGCGCAGCAGCGTAGCAAACTTCTCATTGGACATGAGTAACTTCTTTATGCCCGCCATGCCCTCGCTAAAGATAGCGTGTACGTAGTCAGGGTCAGCCTTCTCCAGCATCATGTCCCGTACCGACTCCATCAGGGCTTGCTTGCGGTCTTGCACTTCAGTCAGGTGCTTACGCAGCATGGATTCGTCCAGCACTAGCACGGGGTCAATGTACATGCGCAGCGTTAGGTCGATCAACTGCAACTCAATCTTAGGGAACCCAAGGGCCATGTACTTCTTAAACAGCGCATGGGTCAAGTCCACATCGTTTACGCAGTACGCACCATACTGGGCCAACTCCTCAGGGCTAAAGTCTTTGTAGTTCTTACCTAGCGCCCGCAGCACCTCATCACCCTTTTGTCCTACGCCCATGCGCTCGGCCTGTGCCTTAAGGCTATGGGACTTCTCATGCGGGAACAAAGCCCGTGACATACCCATGATGTCAAACCAAGCCAATGGCTGCACCCCGTAGTGCCAGCCTAGTATGGCTCCATCGAACGCTGTGTTCTGGCACAGCACCATCTTGTTTGACCAGTCGTTTTGCTTAAGTACTTTCTCTAGCTTGGGCTTGGCAACCCATGCAGCTTGCTCGTCATTGAGTTTGAATGCAGCACCGATAGCTTCGAATTGCGGGGAGCGTATGTACTCCTCGGTAGTCATCTTGGTCAGGGAGTAATCACGGGAGTAGTAGGTCTCTAGGTCTAACGTCATCAACGCGGGTGTCATGGTCTCTCCAGTTAAGTTGGTCGTCTCGTGCGCGGGCTTTACGCTTACGCAGGGCGTCTTTTAATTTGCGGTTCTCCTTCTGCTCCAGCGGCTTTTGCCGGTTTTGCAAAAAGTCCAAAATTGGATTTGGTGTTGTAGATGTCACGTACAAGCTCCAAGTTAGTTTCGTTAATAACTAAGGCTATGCCTCCGGCCTCGTCGATGCGCCGCAGATTGTGTAGTTGTAAGTCAGTGGGTTTGTTGCTACCGGCCTTGGCCTCGATACCTATGAACCTCCCTTGTATACAAACAAGGATGTCGGGGGTGCCGTTGTTAGCATGCAAGCCCCCTATGTAGTTCACAGCATACGCACCCTGCGCCTTAAGCGCAGCATGTATCTTAGCCTTGACCTTGGCCTCAGGTGTCATTTACTACCGTCCACCAGTGCCTTACGTGCCGCCTCTAGTGCGGCCTTGGCGTCTAGCTTAAGGTGTTCGATTTCTTCTTGTTGCAGCAGCATACGGGCATAAGCTTCCTTAGCAAACTTAGCTAAGTTTTCGTTTGTCCATGCGGCAAAGTTTGGGCCATCACTCATATAGGTTTCTCCGTTGGTTTAGGGCAGTTCTCAGGGGGCACTATTACACACCATACAGCCGCCCATTGTTTTCTATGCTCCCTACCGGAAATCCAGCGGTCTATGTACGCATCGGGCATTGTTATCAGCGCACGTCGAATGGGTTCCGGGGGTTTTTCCAATCGCTCGGCTAATTCCGATACGGTCAGACCATCATGATACTTTTGTAGCGCCATCCTTACAGCGTGGTGGTATGACTTACGCACTGTCACCCCGAACACTAAAAGCATCAAGTATCTCAGTTGAGATACGCTGTAACGTAATTGCATCGCCGACATCATGCTTTTCGTTTACACGTAGCAGGCGTTGTATTTCTCTGAGTGCCAACCACGCTTCATCGGCATGTATTGCATCAAGCACTTCGGCTTTTTCTTCGAGTTGGATTGTTACTTTCATGTGTTCTCCTGTGGTGGTGTGCAAGTGTGAATGTCCTGTGTGCGCTTACCGCAGCGGGGGCAGAAGTTTTGCTCTTGCTGCACATCCAAAGGCCACAATTGACCAAGCGGTGTAAACAAGGGGTCGTTCTTGTCTGTACTAACGTGGTGGTTAGTGGGGTCGTACCATGCGATGGTCATCCGTTCTTCTCCTTGAGTTTGGCTTCAATTTGGTCAAACAGTTTGCGTGTGTAGCCCTTGATAGGTGTGTCGCCCCACGGCCCAACGATTTCTTTTATTTCCTCATCCGTCAGGCTTACCCACGGGCGCTTATAGACTTGGATGTCGTCGTCATCATCTAATACTTTCTTTAAGTATGCTTTTGCAGTTGGCGTGTCCGGTAACCCCGTAGCTTTTAGTTGTGCTGTTTGATGCACAAGGTACATTCCTTCCTCGTCTAACGCCGCTGCCTTTTTGCTTTGATAGCCTGTCATGTTGTCCCCCTTGTTTTAGTCTCGTCATCAGATTCCCACCACCCGTATAACTTGTCCCACGCTTTTTCAATGCGCTCACGCTCATTAGCACGGGCTGCTGCTTCTACTAATGCGGCAAATTCCTCTGTGGCTTTTTGCCATTCGGGGTGCTGTATCGGATAGCCTACCTGCTTTGCTAGTTCAATGATGTTCATCACTTCCCCCATATTGCAAAAGCAACCATTGTCAAACCAGCCACCACGAATATCAAAGCAATCAAGCCTTTGAATGTGGACGCAATATCATCTATTGGGTCTTGATAAAGCGTTTCTTTGGTATACGCTTCGTTAACACGTTTGATATCTTCTTCAGTCATTTGGCACGCTCCTTGAGCATTGCATCTGCCATTTTGTACGCTTCCCTTGCAAGTTCATCGTCTGGCGGTGCGTATTTGCCTGATGTCGCCGCATAAGAAAGTAAGCCTTGCATAGCCAGTCCCGCCCAGTAATCACGCAAGGTCATGGCAGTTACCATGCCGCCGTTCTTGATGTTCCATTCGGTGTACTGCTTGGCAATCGTTGCATTAATCGTTCCATCAATCGTTGCATCTTTCATTTGTATTCCTCCAGTCGTGAGTTAAGGCGTGCAATGCGGGTAGCGTTGTAGTCCACGATTGACTGGGCGTACTCCACCGCAGTCTCGGCGTTTAACTTCTCAAGGTGCGCGTCAGCTAGTTCGGCGGCAATCATCTCAAGGGGTGTTGGTTTCTTGAAGGGCTCTTTCATCAACTCCATGAATCGTATCTTTTTCATTGGTTGTCCTTACTTAAATAAGTTGTTGAGCGTATCGCGCAGTTCTTTGGCCTGATAGATGGTCAGGTTCTTGATGATGTTATCTACGTTGTAGTTAGTCGTGATGATGGCTGTCCTTGGCGCTGGTGCTGGTGCCTCTACCTTGACCTTAGCTGCGGACTTAGCCTTGACCTTAACTTTAGCCTTAGCCTTTGGGCTACCGCGCAGGCTAGCTTTAAGTGGCGTGTACTCCGAAAAGTTGGCATGCAACTCATCACCTTCAATGCGGATAAGACGTTGCCGAATCATTTGCGATACAAGCGTTGCAGTAGATGCGGGTTTGTACCCTATCAAACGCAGCTTCTCAACCGTTTCCTTACGGGTGATGCCGGGGTTATCCCTGACCATATTAAACGTAGTACGAGTCACGTTGTTAGTAACTCTAAACAGTTGTTTGCCCGTAGGTTCTTCCCACTCAGCAATTGCGGCTTCCAGTTTTTCTTTAAGCAAGGTCATCAATTTCTCCTTCAAGTTTCAGAATTTCGTTTTGTAAATCTTCAATCTCACGCATACGCATATCCAGCCTTTCGGCCAGTAGCTCTAGTAGTTTGTCTTTCTTAAGTAGCATGTCTACTTCATGCAGTAACTCCCTATCGGTCATGTTGTCAAACATCATGGCTAAACCTCACTAGGTTATTGTTGTCGTCCGTCTCAAACCACAGGATGTGCTTTGGCGGTTGGTATCTGATAACGGGGAACTTCCCCGCTATTTTTGCTACGTCCAGTATGGTAAGTAACCAGTCAGGACGCATATCTAACCGGTGCAAGGAAGTGAAAGGCTCAGACGCAAACCTATCATATTCATACGTGGTCAGTCGAAACGTGTCACCTTCTTCTTCGTATCTATACTCCATCAAATCCCCAATCAAATGCAGACAGGATGTCGTCCACCTTCTGCTTTACTAACACACGAGTACCATCCTCCTCCCGCAACTCTTTGGGAGTTACGCCGGACAATACATCCTGAAGCTTACGCCTAGCTTTCTCCAACTCAGGGTCGTTGGTCACGTTCATGGCGGTCAGCAGGTCACACAACTCCACGGCACCAGTCACCAAGGTATCGTGGAACTTACGCTTCTCCCCATCCTCCTCCACAGTCAGGCGGTCACTTAGCTTGCTTAGGGCACTGTGCAGCCGAGTCCATGAGTCCTGCGTAGCCGATGCCAACTGCTCACCTAGCTTGCGCTCGTACTGCTCCATAAGCTCGCGCTGTACCTCGCTCTCAACATCTAACCGGAAGTCGCCCGATGTGGGTAGTGGGACAAACCCTATGTCCATGCGGAACCTACGCGCCACCTGAGTAGTGTCGGGGTACTCTTGGCGGTCAAACAACGTGCCCAACTGGAACGCAGCAGCCGCTACCAGCGTGTCGTACTTAGCAAGGAACGCATCGACCAGTAACTGAAACTCCGCTTGGTATCGGTTCATCTCAGCCTTGTAGTCCATCAGGGTCGCAGTGGGCAATAGCCTCGCACCACGGTCATTCCACGGCAGGGTCAGGCGGTAGTGTTCAGCCCTAGCCCGCGCTTGGAACTTGGTGATAGCTTCTAGCTCTTTGCACTCAGCGAACAGGTTCTTGTATACCGATGCAGCCTTCGATGAGCCTGAGCCCTTGGCGGTAGTTACCTCGGCTTGTGTAGCCCGGTCTTGCTTACGTCCTGAGTAGGTTGAGATGTTGAGGTCTACGAGCATGGCGGCACGCGCAACGCCAGCGATGTGTTGATTAGTCATAATGTTTCTCCAAAGTTTTAACTAGTTAAAAGTTTATTTGTTTAGTTGATTCACAAATTTAAGCGCGTCATAGTAATCATCGTTAACGCACAGCACATTGAGCCAGCCGCGTGTCGGCACACGATTGAGTACGTCCTTGTATTGAAGGTTGTCCCCATACGTACCTTGGTTAGCGCCTAGGTACTTCTCCTCCATAAACTCACACTCCGCTAGCACCGCACTTAGCTGCGCCAGTTGGGTTTCGTTTAGCAGCACTTTCTTATCACTCACACTAACTACATACTTCATTTCCATTCTCCTCAAAAGTAATTTCATTGCACTCACATGACTCGATAAAAGATTCCTCGGATGTCAGGTGTTCATACTCATCACGTAGCTCACGGTACAACTTACTGCACCGCTTACCCACCCACTCTTGCATAGCATCCTCAAGGTTTGCCATGTCGCATTGCTCCTCAACTAATTCATCCCACGCCTCACGGTCTAGGTGTTTGAATATCCCCGATGGGTAGGTATTACCTATTACTGAATACTCCATGTTTACGCGAGAGTGCCCTCTATGGCTTGTAGATACAGTCGCGTACTCTCGATAGTCATCCATTGCCACGTACAGCGCGGGATACTTAACGTCATATCCTTCGGCCTGCATCCACTCAACCACATCTATCTGCCCGTTGAATGCAGCGTAGTCACTCTGCGAATACCCTAGGTTGAATTGAATGTCCTTCACCGTGATGCCGACCTCGGCACAGTCGGCCTTCAAACCCTCTTGCACATACTCCCACCAGTCATCATGACAAGCGTTTTCACGCCAGTCGTCATACTCTTTCTGAAACCGCTTAGGGTCACTAGCTTTCAATTCATGTACGTTCATCTGCGTTCTCCTTAATGTTGTACACAGTTATCAATCCATCAAACGCTTCCTTAGCTTCTGCCTTAGTGCGAAAGATGTTGTTAAAGAATACGTCAAGGCCCAATGGGCCACGGACGCTCGGGCTAATGGATAGCATCCACCCATCGTTGAACTGATGTATCCGGCACATGACTCCCCATTCATTGTTGACGTACATATACCCGGCATTCATAGCATGCCACTCGCCTTTCATCGGTGCCCCCTAACTATTGCTGTTTGGGTATTTAAGTAATACTCACCAATCATTGAATGATGCTGGTCAATATCGTCTGGCTCCTCACCTACACGTATGAATTCGATAGCGATACTTTCAAACTCCTCGGCTTCAATCCTCTCGCGCATCTCTTCAAAGGCTTTGACTTCGACGTAATCTCCATACCATTTCACATCGGGGATATCAAACTCCAATATGCAGTCGGCATCGAGCCATTCCATCTTTGACCCCCACGCTTCTGATACGTCTTTGAACGTAGTGGCCATGAGAGTTTTAAGTAACGCGTACTTCTCTGTTTTATTTATGCTTTCCCCGTTTGGATAGATGATGCACACAACATCACTGCGATAGCCCATGTCACACCTCCAAAGAAATAGTCGTACCGAACGGCGCTTTGATGTCGGATGTCACAGCCCACAATGTAGGCACATCGCTACGCCCCCAATCACCTACGTACCCATCGGTAAACTGCACGATAGCTTGCGGCGTAATACGCTTCTTGCGTAGGTAGTTGAATAACACTGCACCATCGGTGCCGCCACCGCCCTTGGGCTTGAGGTCTTGCACAGCGAACTGCCCATCCTCGAACGTCTGATGCCCTGCCACTGCCGTGTCCCAATAGATGACGTGAACCTTGTGCGGCTTGACATCACCGATGATGGTCGTTATCTCTGACACGAACCTAGTCATCTCAGCACCGCCGAAGCACGAGCCCGATGTGTCGAACCCAATAACTAACTCGCTCATGGTGGTGCCCAGCATGGTAGGCATGTAGATGTCCTCGCTAAGAAACCTACGATTAGGCCGAGACCACGACGACTCATCACGCCCGCTGCACGTCTCTTGCACAAACTCACGCAGTGCTTTGCGCCAGTCAATCTTAGGTGCGAGTAAGTCACCGAACACACCATCCGAACCATCGGCACCTTCTTTGGACAGCCGCTTACGCAGCATCTCGCCCTGACGTATGGCACGTTGAATCTCGTTGGCCTGCTCTTGTGCAGCCTCGGGGTCGTTGTTAGCTGCGTTACCTTCCCAGTCATGGTCGTCTAGGCCACCGCCACCGCTGCCGTTCTCGGGGTCTTTCATGAGGTCATTGAATATCTGCAACACCGACCAGCCACGATACTCAGGCTTAGGCTTGATACCACTTTTACTAGGCATCTTGATAAAGCCCTCACCATCGTCGGTGTCCACCAGTGCGCCGTTGACAAAGTAGTCAGCAGCCACGTTAGCTAGCTGGGCATTGATGGTATGCAATGACTTCCACACAGCCATGTGCCGATACGCCTTGTGTGTCGCCTCGTGCAGTACAAGGAACCGCAACTCAGGGTCAGTGGGCATGTTCGCTTCGATGAAGTCAGGGTTGTACCAAACGTCCCAGCCATCGGTAGCCGCAGTAGGTACTGATGTAGTCACCTCGACTTTGCCACACGCAATCACACCGCTATACGCACAGAACTTCTTGTGCTGCATGATGGCGATGTGCGCTTTCTTGATACGGTTACTTACGTCCATCTCGCTTCTCCTTGGAAAGTTTTAACTGGTTAAAAGTTTTAGGTCGGTATGCAATCCCGATACGTCCGGGGTGCCAGTCTTTGTGCAAGCGCACGATGGTGCGCCCGTCACTTGTGCGTTCAGTTATCAGCATGAATGTGCCCCTTAGAAAAACTTACCGAGCTTGGCTGCGGCAGTAGTAAACGAACGGTTACGGCAGGCCATACCTACCTTGGCGCTATTGGTAGCCAGTGACATAACGAACAGCGCATGCGCCTCGAACGACTCCTTACTCATACGCTCGGCGTACTCCATCACCGCGTCCATCGTGTCCTCGGTTACTTTGCCAGCTAGCATGAACGCCATGAGGAACAGAGCCCCGGCAGTCTTAGGCACCTTGGTCGTGCTAGGTGATAGCGTGATAGCCTTGAACGATGGCAACTGGTCAGCCATGTTGATAATCGCGTCCATCTGCCGCGCCGCCGACTCGCCGATAGTGCCCGCCAGTGCAGGCAGGGTAGCCTCCCCTAGTACCGCACGTTGACTGATGATGTTGCCCGCCTTGACCAGCGAACGCGGTGAACAGAACGCCTTGGTATTGCCGGTCATCGGGTTGAAGATGTACGGGTTCTTAGTCTTGGAGTCGAGGTCAGCGTAGCAGTCAAATATCTCCGGCGTCTGATGGGCGAACGCCATAATCTCAGGCGCTACATTGTTGTTAGCCGCCCATTGCAGCCACGCCTCGGACGTAGGGTTAGCCAGCGTCACCACAGTCATACGATTGAACGCATGTGCAGGGATGTTGTCACCCACGCCATCGGTATCTAGGTTGGTAGTACCAAACACAATCGACCCCTCGGGTAACTTAACGTCACCGATGCGATGCTCCAAGATAACCGGCAGCAGCATATTCATAACGGGGCGGGATGCCTTGCCTAGCTCATCGAGCATAAGTACTACGGGCTTGGTCTGATGCTTACCCACACCGAACCGCACATTGGGTGCGTAGCTAGTGGTCATCTCCTCACGGTCAATGACCGGCATGCCAAGGTCGCCGAGGTCAAGGTTAGCTACGTCTACGTAGCAGAAGTGATGGTCATGCAGGGATGACCGCAGGGATTTGAAGATGTCCGACTTGCCGATGCCGGGTTGCCCCCGCAGTAGGATGGTGTTGTTAGCACCGATGGATTGAATGAGAGTAGCGGATTGAGAATGATTGACTTTCATGATGTGTCCTAGAAAAGAAAAGAAAAGTTTTAACTGGTTAGAAGTTTGAGAGTATGTGGTGTGATGCTTACTTGATGCTTACTACCTCCGTCTTGATTGTGCTGTACATACCTTTTTTGCATACGGCCATGATGCGTGACCAGCAGGTCTTAGCGGTGCCTGACTCTACCCACCCCCTATGCATACCGCTGGATGCAGCGTACTGCCACTTATGGTCATACTTGTACTTGGCGATGATGTCGGGCCATGTTGATGCTGTCTCGGGGTCGGTGAGGATGTCGCTCAATCGGCGTGGGTTATAAACTCCTAGCGTTCCCTCGGGCGGCTGCACTGTGGCGTACAGAATCTTGTACATGTCCTTGAACCCCGATGCTTGTAGCCCGTCCATGAATTCCTTGGACTCTGCCTTGTCTATGCGCCGCGCCTCGAATGGGCGCAACGGGGTGATAACATTGCCCTCGCCGTCAAACGTGATGCCATCGTAGTAAAGAATGGTCTCGCCCCCGCGTATCACCACCATCTGATTCAAGCTCATGACGCTGCGGCTACCTATGCTTAGAGTGAAAGACAGAAACTTATTCGCGTCCCGCACCGCAGTCATTGTGGTGATACTGCTTGCCCACCCGTTACAGTCAAGCATCACGCGCCCATCGGGGTAAGCCCGCACAATATCTGTGTTGTGGAATCTGATTGCTATACAGTCTGCCCGCTGCACTACGCGGTGGTGGCTACGTCCGCGCCTTGACTTGTCGAAAGGGGCATCGCCCTTGTACTGCCCACGCTTGTAGGCATGGCCGGCAATGTGTAGTTTGAGTTTGTCATACGTGGTCATAATGGTTCCTTAAATTTAACTGGTTAAAAGATTACGGCTTAGCCTTCGCGGCTCGGTAGGTCTAGCTCATACGGCAGTTCATATATGTCACTGAGCGTCCAGTCTGCAACGCCGTCAGATACTGACCCACTCTCAACCCGTTCCCATGCTAGGGCCTCGGCTTGCTCGGGTGTGTCAGCCTCGATAGTGAAGTCCACATACGATAGGCGCTTAAGTTCTACGATATAGGTTGTCATTTCAGTTCTCCCATGTTTAGGTAGGTGGTTATTAAATAGCCCGCGCACATGCCGCCGAATATCAGCATCCCTTGATGCACGGATGTGCTCCCGCCTAACCCCCAGTCGAGGCAGGATGTCATGACCATAGCAATCACGATGTCAGCTAATACTTGATGTCGATTCATACTGGTTCCTTAGATTTAACTGGTTAAAAGAATTGGTAGCGTGCTACCGGATAGGGCACAGCGTGGCTGCTCATACCCTATACGCTAGGCTCCCCGTTATCGGGAGCTGTCGCCCCGGCGTGATGCCGGTGGACTACGATAGGGTTTGTCGGTGTGGCTTATCCCAGCGTGCTGGTTCCACATCCCTAAGGGCTCGGCAGGATTAGTGCTTTGCCCTACTCATTTAAGTAGTATGCGTCTAGATTGCATGCAGCTATCGCCCACCTGACCTCGGCCTACGGGGCTACACCATTGCATGCAGGGACTGGCTACCCTACGCCTATTTACTCAGGGAGATATCTCACGACTGTCTGTTTCTTTTGGTTCCCCTGCTGGGGTTCGTTTACACGTCGATTCCTTCTATGTAGTTTCTGGTCGCGTTGACCAGCGGCGGTTTGTTTTAACTGGTTAAAACTCTATAAGTTCTAACCAACATTGCCAGTGAATTGTTAAAGAGCAGACGCCATGTAAGTGTAGGGGTCGTCGCAGACTCGGAGCGATATCCAAGTCGATGGGTCTATTCTAGCAGAATGCAGGGGGTTTGTCAAGTGTTTGGAAAACTAATTATGGAGCGTTTTAGGGGGTAATAACCATGATGGTGGTGGGGTTTGTTACGCGTGTTACAAGAAATGGGGCTTTGTTACAAAAATGTCTGTAACGGGTTTCGCCTTATAAATCAATGACTTAGGAATTTGAAAATGGGGTGTTACGGCTGTTACGGGGTTTTAGGGTATAAAAGCCACCATCCGCCCTAATACGTCCGCGAATCACCAAAACGGTGCATTTTCATCGCTCCATATTTAGTTTTCTGTAAGTGGGTGCGGACAGATTGAATTTTTGAAAAAAGGCCGAAAAAGCCTGTAACACCTGTAACAACAATAAAATATATATATTATATCTCTCTCTCTCTCTGTAACTCGTTGATTTGTATAGGCACCTACCTGCATTCCTTGTTACAAGAAGTTTTGTAACATGTCAAATATTTTTGTAACACGCGTAACAAACCCTGCTAGCAGTAGGGATACTTTTAACTGGTTAAAACTTGCTGTAACAGGTTTCGTAACACGCGTAACAGGTTTTGTAACTGCCCTGCGCCCGCCGCGTCATAGTACCCGCGCCAAAGTTTTAACCGGTTAAAAGTTCACTTGCCGTGACGGGTTCCCCACTGCCAGCCCCGCCCGATGTCCGCGCCCACTCGCTCGCTCGCTCGCCTGCTCACCCGCAGTCGCACTACTATGACGCGCAAAAAATCCGGGCGCAAAAAAACCCCGCCTCGGCGGGGTTGGTGGTAAGGGTAAACCCTTATTCGGTTATTTCTTTGAACCCGTCCAAGCGGTCAATGCATACGTCCAAGATGTCACCGGCAAAGTCAGTCAAATTAAGTAAACGGGCTTGTTGCAAAACCTTCGTTATGGTTTTATCCAGTTCGGCGCGGGTTGTAGTGGATACCTTACCGGCCTTTGCTTTGGGCTTTGCGGCCTCGCCTTCGGCGCTGTCCTTTGTAGCGGCCTTCGCGTCGCTAGCATCCTTGGCCAAGGTACGGGAAAACGGGATACCCTTTTCGAAGGCCATCCAGAAACACGATTGATATACCGACGCGCTAGCTTTGCTAATGAACCCCTTTTCGGCCAAGGCATCGAACAAACCCTTAATTTGTGCGCGCGCCGGATTTTTTACCGCGTTACCCTTCATAAATTGTGCCTTTGGTTTATCGCATGCGATAAGCATAGCGTCGAGGGTTTTTTGAATAGCCTTGTCCTCGATTTCAGTGGCCTTGCGTGTAGCGGCCTCGATTGTCGATTGTGATTTATCAAAGGCCTTGATAGTAGCGTCGATGATAGAGGGGTTGATGATTGATACAACTTGCATTTTGAATACTCCGTTTAATATGGCGACGTTGCCATGGTTGAATTGTAGCTATTCCCTTAGAATTAAACAACCATTAACCGGGTAAAGCTCACCCAGCCGACCCACCCGCACCCCACCCCCCAAATCTATTCTGGGACTCCGCCCACGCGCCTTTACACTGAGTGATCGACTTACGAATCACAATCCCACAGAAACTACTGTATGCCCATACAGTACTAGTAAAATCCCAGTACACCCACCCCCCTCAAAATAGGAGACCCCCCCGGTACAAAAATAAAAGCCCCATGCAAAAAATATCGCATATACTCGGGCCAACTTAGGCTGCGTCAACTCGCCATGTACACTGTATCTGTAGATTACGATATACCCGTTGCGGATTTCCTCCCAACATTTGAGTCTCTGGAAGACAGGGTGGCTGCTGCCATTGCGTCTTTGGTAGATACTGACTCCATACCCCAAGAAGTTTCCCCACGCGAGCAAGAAGTATCCCGCGAGATATTTGCCGGACATCAACGGGCGTCTGACGAAGACCTAGCCCGCCCCGGAGTAGTTGCCCACCTTGCTGGGCTCTTGCAGGAATACGATCATGTAGTGGTCAAGTCTGCCGTACAACTGCGTACCTATATAACTAATAAGTTAATCCTTGACTCGGATAATCCAGACCCACGTATTCGTCTGAAGGCGTTGGAGATGCTGGGTAAGATTAGTGACGTTGGGTTGTTTACGGACAAGACAGAAATTACCATGCGGCACCGGCCAACGGAAGAACTGGAGCAACTGCTGCGGGAGAGGCTTACTCGGGTGGTTGAGGCGGGGGAGTTTGACCCGTCACCTAAGTCATCGCCTATGCGGCTAGATATTACAGAGGTCGTGGGCTGATGGAGCTATCCAGAGCGATGATCGACAAGATAATCAGGAACATGCCGCACAACGAGGCGGCTGAACTACTGGTTATGTTTGATGAAATCGAGGAGCGCAAGCGGGTGCAGATGGCCCGCGACGACTTTCTTGCGTTCATTGCAGCTATTGACAAGCAGTACAAGTTTGGTATTCACCTAAAACGCCTAGGTTCCCTGCTCATGGATGTGGAGCAGGACGTAAAAAGCCGGATTGCGGTGTCTATGGCACCTCGTATGGGCAAGTCCCAGATGATTTCTATCTATTATCCGGCGTGGTATTTAGGTCGGCACCCCGACCACAAGGTAATTGTGGCTTCCCACACGGCTGATTTGGCGTTAGTTATGGCCCGCAAGGTGCGAAATCTAATTAATACGCCTGAGTACAAGTCTATTTTTCCTGCAACTGCCATCGCATCGGACGCTAAGGCGGCGGGACAGTGGAATACCACCCGTGGAGGCGAGTATTTTTCTATTGGTGTGGGTGGTGCGCTGGCCGGACGGGGTGCAAATCTGATTATTGCCGACGATCCACTGTCAGAACAGGACATTAAATCGGGAAATACCACCTCATTGGACGCTACATACGAGTGGTTTAGTGCTGGATTGCGTACTCGTCTCATGCCTAACGGGAAAATATGCGTTTTGCACACGCGCTGGCACCAGCGGGACTTAATTGGGCGGCTTTTGAAGGATTCTGCGATAAACGAGGGCGGCGATGTCTACGAAGCCTTTGAATTTCCTGCAATTCTTAATGAAAATACCGAAGATGAGAAGTCAATATGGCCTGAGCAGTGGTCAATTGAGTCTTTGCAGCAAACTCGGGCGTCGATGCACCACATTATGTGGCAGTGGTATGCACAGTATCAGCAAAACCCCACCGCATCGGAGGCTGCGATTATTAAGCGGGAGTGGATTAAATGGTGGGGGAAGAAAGACCCGCCGCCAATCGACTTCATCGTGCAGTCTTACGATACTGCCCTCACTACTAACAGCCGGTCAGATTATTCTGTGTGTCATACATGGGGAACTTTTACTAGCGAAGAGGACGGCAGTAATAATGTGATCCTGCTTAACTCAGTCAAGGGTAAATATGAGTTTCCTGAGTTGAAAACCATGGCGCATGAGCAGTTTGCCAACTGGGAGCCGGACAGTGTGATCGTAGAAGCCAAGGCCAGCGGTCAGCCATTAATAGATGAGATGCGCCGGTCAGGTATATTTGTACAGGATTTCAGTCCGGGCAAAGGACAGGATAAGATTGCGCGGTTGAACTCCGTGGCGGACATGTTTGCCTCCGGGCATGTGTGGTTTCCAGAAACTAGCTGGGCAGCAACCACAGTAGAAGAGATACTAGCGTTCCCTGCTGGGGAACATGACGACGAAGTTGACACCATGACATTGGCGCTAATACGTATCCGTAAGGGTGGGCTACTTACAATGAAGAGCGATCCCGAGGACGAGCAATTTTTCCGTAGTAGTCGCCGCCCTGCGTATTATTAGGAATACTTTTAAGGAATTAATATGGCTACCAATAGCATGAGCCCTTCCCTGTATCAAGCCCCGATGGGTATTGACGAAGGCGATGAAAGCCCACTTGAGATTGAAGTGGAGAATCCTGACAGCGTTATGGTCAAAACTGGGGGTATGGAGATTGAGATTCTGCCCCACGGCGAGGGCGAGTTTGATGAGAACTTAGCTGAAGTCATGGATGAGAGCGACTTGCAGTTGCTGGGCTCAGAGCTTATTGATCTGATTGACGCCGATATCCAATCACGCAAGGACTGGGTAGAGATGTATGTCAAGGGATTGGAAGTCCTTGGTATGAACTACGAAGAGCGCACTGAGCCGTGGAATGGCGCATGCGGAGTGTTCTCCACCATACTTACTGAAGCTGCTATCAGGTTCCAGTCAGAAACCATTACCGAGAGTTTCCCTGCGCAGGGCCCGGTCAAGACCCAGATTATTGGTGAAGATACCCCTGAGACGGCAGAAGCTGCTGATCGTGTCCGCGACGACATGAATTACCAGTTGGTAGAGGAGATGCCTGAGTATCGGCCCGAGCATGAGCGCATGCTATATAACCTTGGCTTGGCAGGCGCGGCGTTTAAGAAGGTGTACTTCGACCCAGCGTTGGGGCGTCAGACAGCGATGTTTATCCCAGCCGAAGACCTAATCATCCCTTATGGCGCGTCCAGTGCGCAGACTGCGGAGCGTGTTACGCATATCATGCGTAAGACCAAGAATGACATTAAGCGCCTACAAGTCGCAGGCTTTTACAGGGACGTTGATCTGGGTGAGCCGGACAATGTACACACAGACGTAGAGAAGAAGAAAGCTGAAGGGCAAGGCTACTCCCTGACCGATGATGACCGGTATCAGGTATATGAGGTTCATGTTGACTACGACATGCCGGGGTACGAGGACAAGGATGGGGTAGCCCGTCCATACGTGGTCACTATTGACCGTAGCAGCACTGAGATTTTGGCTATCCGTCGTAACTGGGAAGAGGACGACAAGTTAAAACTAAAGCGCCAGCACTTCGTACAGTACACATACGTGCCGGGGTTTGGGGCCTACGGCCTTGGGTTGATCCATTTGATCGGCGGCTACGCTCGCGCAGGCACTTCTCTAATCCGTCAGTTGGTGGACGCTGGCACGCTGAGTAACTTGCCCGGAGGTATGAAAGCCCGTGGGCTACGTGTTAAGGGTGACGATACGCCTATCGCACCGGGAGAGTTCCGGGACGTTGATGTCACATCGGGGACAATCCGCGACAACATCATGGCGCTCCCATATAAGGAGCCGTCGCAAGTTCTGGCAGCACTGCTCAATCAGATCACCGAAGAAGGTCGCCGTCTGGGGTCTATTGCTGATTTGAACATCAGCGACATGGGTGCGAATGCTCCGGTAGGTACGACTCTGGCACTGCTGGAGCGTCAGCTTAAGACCATGAGCGCGGTGCAGGCACGGGTTCACTACTCCATGAAACAGGAGTTCAAGCTACTTAAGGTGCTGATCCGTGACCATACGCCTCAGGAGTACAGCTATAACCCTGAAGGTGGGAACCGTAAAGCTAAGCAGTCGGACTACGACTTGGTGGAGATCATCCCGGTTAGCGATCCCAACAGCAGCACGATGGCGCAGCGGATCATGCAGTATCAGGCGGTTACCCAACTGTCTGCGCAGGCTCCCAATATTTACGACTTGCCGTACTTGCACCGCCAGATGATTGAGGTGTTGGGGGTTAAGAACGCCGAGAAGATTGTGCCTATCGAGGACGACCAGAAGCCGCGTGACCCGATCAGCGAGAACATGTCATTCCTTAAGGGTAAGCCTACCAAAGCGTTTATCTATCAAGACCATGAGGCTCACATCGCGGTGCATTCGACATTCATGCAAGACCCGATGATTGCAGCGCAGATTGGACAGAGCCCGATGGCCCAGCAGATGCAGGCGGCTATCCAAGCCCATATTGCAGAACACCTTGGGTTTATGTATAGGACAAAGATTGAGGAGCGTCTTGGCGCACCCATGCCTATGCCTGATGTCGAGCTTCCGCCCGAGTTGGAGGTCGAGTTGTCGCGTGCGGTAGCACAGGCATCGCAGCAGTTGTTGCAGATGAACAAAGCCCAAGCGGCTCAAGCCCAAGCCCAGCAGCAGATGCAAGACCCAATTATCCAGATGCAGATGCAAGAGCTTCAGATTAAGAAGCAGAAGGCTGACGCGGACGTTAAGAAAATCGACGCGGACATTGCGTTGGCCCAAGCCCGACTAGCGTTGGACGCAGATAAAGGCGGCATCAACCCGATGCAAATTGAGCAGCAGGCAATGCAGGCTGAGCAGATGCACCAACAGCAGCTTCAGATTAATGCCCAAAAGGCACAGCAAGCGCAGGCTATGCAGGCGCAAGCCCAACAGCAGCAGGCTCAGCTACACCAGCAAGGCATGATGCACAAGGATCAGATGCAGCAACAGAAACTGGCTGGAGACGTAAATGGACAATGACGCGATGAGTCTGCTAGCTAAGCAGATGAATGAGGAAATCCAGCAGATAACCCAAGTAATTGCGGCTGGGGCATCTGCTGACTTCCCTGAGTACAAATATTTGTGTGGTCAGGTGCTGGGGTTAACCCGTGCGATGAATTATGTAAGAGATATGGAGCAGCGCTTACAGCGGGCAGAAGACTAAGTTTGGATGGGTTTATCTGGGGTTACCCGCCGAAATACGCTCAAACCCCATGCGTGCAAGGAAAACAAATGAATGACTTTAATGTCGCTGCGGTTGATTTATCTGGGATATTAAATACTGACCCAGAAGAAAAAGCCAAACAAGTACCTGACCCATGTACATACTACTTGTTGTGTATGGTTCCAAAAGCCGAAGAGGAAATTGGAGAATCGGGGCTGGTAAAAACTGCGCAAATGATGCACCACGAGGAGCTTCTGTCCCCTGTGCTATTTGTAGCAAAAATGGGCCCTGATGCCTATAAGGATGAGAAACGCTTTCCAAGCGGCCCAAGCTGCAAGGTAGGTGACTTTATTCTTACTCGACCCAACACAGGTACTCGGATGAAAATCCACGGCACCGAATGGCGGTTAATTCAAGATGAGTGTGTCGAAGCTGTGGTGCAAGACCCACGCGGCATTCAACGCCCATAAGGAGTCATCATGACTGAAATAACTGAATTTGAATTTCCGGACGAAATCGAGGCTAAGAACCCCCGCGAAGGTGGGCGGGTAGTAGCCCCTGAGCCCGAGGCGGATATCGAAATTGTTGACGATACTCCTCCAGCGGACAGACACCGTACTCCTATGAAAGAAGCTCCAGCCCCGGTAACGGACGAGGAGTTATCTAAATACACTGACCAGAAACTCAAAGACCGGTTGGCCCATATTAATAAGGGCTACCACGAGGAACGTCGGGCAAAGGAGACTGCACTACGTGAGCGAGAAGAAGCTTTGCGTATGGCTGAGTCGGTAGTAGAAGAGAATAAGCGCCTACAGGGTTCCCTAGCCACTAACCAAACTGCCCTACTGGAGCAGGCTAAGAAAGTGGTGGAGTCGGAGATTGATAACGCCCAGCGTGAATATAAGGACGCTTATGAATCCGGGGATACTGACCGGCTTGTCAAGGCTCAGGCAAAATTAACTTCTGCTGCAATTCGGGCGGACAAAGTAAATAATTTTAAGCCAGCCCCTTTACAAGAGCCAAAAACTATAGTAAAACCCGCCCAAGTACCTGAATTGGACGATAATACTAAGTCATGGGTTTCAAAAAATCCATGGTGGGGCACCAATCGAAAGATGACTGCCTATGCATTGTCACTCCATGAAGATATTGTGGATTCTGGAATTTCCGCCGCAAGCGACGATTATTTCGCGGCCATAGATTCTGATATGAAAGCAAGGTTCCCTGAGGCATTTGCAGAGGAACCCGCTGATGCGAAACCATCTCAGCGCCAGAAGTCAAATGTTGTAGCACCGGCATCACGTAGTACAGCGCCTAAAAAGATCGTACTTACACAAACGCAGGTAAATATCGCCAAGCGGCTTGGGGTTCCTTTGGAACTCTATGCTCGTAAGGTTGCTGAAGAAATGAGGAAACAAGCATGACTGAACAAATTCGCAAAAGTAGAGAACTCGAAACCCGTGAGGCTACTGCCCGCCCTAACCGGTGGCGTCCTCCCCAGCTTCTTCCCGATCCTAAGCCGGAACCGGGATATGCGTTTCGCTGGATTCGTATCGCTACCTTAGGCAAAGATGATCCGACTAACTTGAATTCAAAGCTTCAGGAGGGCTGGGAGCCCGTAAAAGCATCTGACCATCCCGAAATTCGATTGTTTGGTTCGTCCAATAAAGACTTTCCGGGCAGCATAGTTACAGGTGGTTTAATTCTTTGCAAATCTCCAGTAGAGTTT